TCTTTTCTTTGATACCCTCGTTTGTATTAAGTTGGTCAAGATTTAAACGAACCGTAGGATCGTTATCGTCACTAACTATAGCTTCATTGACAACATCTTCTACAGCCATATCACATTCAGGCTGCATTGCCACTTCTCTATATCTTCTTATTAAATCTGCCTCATCACGGACCTTACCCTCCATATCCAGGTAATGCCCCATGATACCACCACCAACAACGGTTTGAGCACCGTCATCAATAGAAGGCAAGGTAAAGTTTTGACTCGCACTTGCCTTCTCTTTTGCTCTAGTGATGGAAAAGCCGAATAGCTCTGCCATATTATTTCCTCACTTCTAATTATGTTGTAGTATTAGATTCCCAATACTGGTATTGCCATTCACAAGTAAATTCCTCTACCGCGTTATCAGTAGAATAGTCTAATGCTATCTCCTGTAAGTTGATAGGAAACATTCCTCTAAATGTGTATGACTTGATTACACTACCATTTCTATCTAGTTGATCAACAAACGCGTCAACCTGATAGTCAGCAGGGTTTTGTAATCCTTGATTGTCACTCATATTATTAATACCATTCTGCCATCTCTCTATTGCATTTCTAACTAAAAAGTCAGTATCATTTAGAATAGTAGTTGACCAAGTAGCAAAAGTTCTTTCTCCTGCTATATTGATTATTCTACCTCTAAAGTTGATAGGTGTTGCAGCAATCGTTGACGCTGGTAACGAAGTAGTTTTACACAGAAAACTCATGCTTTCTGTTTCTCCACCTACAGTCGAAAATCCAGGGAACGGCATAATAACTCTAAACTGATTGGCTCTAGCTCCACCGCCTTTTAGCTTAGAAAGAAAACTTGTAATTGTAGCCATGTTTTACCTCCTATGCTCCTGCGACTTCACTAAACGCTACACCAGTTCGTGTTGCGACAAAGTTAAGTTTGATAAAGTTAATTGAACGAGCAGGCTTGATGAAAATATCAGCTATGAACTCGTTACGGTCAATTACTTCACCTGTGTTATTTGTGTCATCACAGACCACCTTGAAGTCTGTAATTCCTCGTCTACCTTGTATATCTCTTAGGAAAGGTTCTACTAGGTTTCTAAATTGTGCTCTTGTAAATTCATCGTTGAACTCAAAGAGTTGGAATTTAGCTGCTGTAGAAATTGCTTTTTCCATGAGCAAGAATAGTCGTCTTACATTTATTCTATCGAATGCACTTGGTTTCTTTTGGAAAGTTTTATCTCCAAATAAAACTGTACCGTTACCTGGGAAAGTTACAACCGGGTTTACATTAGCTTTGTATAGTATATCTCTTTGCGCTTCATTTGGATTGAACGCAAGTTTTACTGCACCTCTAATTTGTCCTCTTGTAAATCCACCTGGAGAGAAAAACGGATCTGCGACAAGATCAGTTCTTGCACATAGACCTGCTATATCTGCATTTAATGGTACCATTCTAAATGTATCGTTGAATTTATCATATACCTGTTTATATCCACTATCTACTACTGCATAAGAACTAGATGGTAAACCATTAGCAAAATCCCTAACATTCAAAGTTTGTTGAATAGGATCTGTTACATTTACAACATCTGCTCTTGCAGGTGAGATAAATGCGATACAGTCTTTTCTTTGCTCTGCTATGTCAATTAGT